CAGAACAATGTCAGTTATTCAGCCCTTTAAGGAGAGAGATATATATGTTTAATGAGAAAGATTATTTTTACTGTTACTCTACAAATCTGTTTAAATTCTTAAAAGCAGACAGAGGTATTTCATACATTTGTTGTGGTCTTCATGAAAAGACAATGAGAAGGTTTTGGCAGTTTAAAAGAAACGATGAATTAAGTGAAGCACTAATTGAATATAAACAAGTTGGAGATAAATTGAAAATGGCTTAGTAAGATTGCACTCTTACTAAGCCATTACCCCTGTTAAATTAACTAGATGATAAATTAAAGGAGTGTTTTACATTGATTGATAATAATACCACAGAAGTAATGAAAGATGCAATTGGTGAAATTGAAGTAATTAAAGAAAAAGAAGATAAATTCGTAAGAATACCTATGAAGATGTTCGCTTATGGTTCTGATAGTTATGTTACTGATGATGAATACGTAGTATATTATGAGATTGTTTACCATCTTTGGGGCAGAGATATATCTGTAACTAATACTAATGTTGAGATGTTATATGCAAGAATAGGTTGGGATGTAAAAACACCAACAAGAGGTAAGAAGAGAATCATTGAAGCATTAGAAGGATTAAAAGTAAAAGGATACATTAACATTGATAGTAATGGTGATGAAATCAAGGCGAACACTTACTTGATTATTCATTCACCTAGAATAAAGTCAAAGATATTTGACGAAAAAATTGTTGTTGAAGGTACAACATATACTGCTTGGCAAGGTGTCACAGAACTTATTATGAAAGCATCTAAATTAGATGTAAATAAGATTGGTCAAAGATTAAAAGTTCTTACATACATCATGTGGAGATATAACATTGACTATTCTATTTCATTTGATGAATGGGCTAATGTACTGCAAGTATCTGTTTCAACAGCAAAGAGAATTATTAAGTCATTAAAAGAAGAAGGACTTATTGATGTTGTTAGTGGCACATACTACACTGATTTAGATGGCAAGGTTCGTCAAGAGATTAACAAGTATGGTATTTCCAAAGAAGTTGAAGAAGATAAAGATGCGTACAAACCAACAATAACAGGTAAACAACGTAAGTTTATGAAAGTATTAGAATTAATGACACTTACAACTGATAATAGAATCGTTGAGCGTAACAATCTACTGGACTATGGTTCTAAGTTAGGTGTTGAGGATATGATTATCTATCTTACTTCTGATTGTACAGTTGTGAAAGAATATGGTAAAAAACGATTTGATGCAATTAAAAAGAATGCAAAAGGTAAAGCAATGGTTGAAGCATGGGAAACAAAAGCAAAAGAACAGATTGTCAATGATTCAAAACCTTCTATTATAAAAGAACCTTCCGAACCAGTATATGAAGTTGCTTCTGAAATTAAAGAGAATCATAGTATTGTAGAGATAGAGACAACTAGTTATGAAGATGAAGATATATCTAGTAGATTCAGACAGTCACAAATACGTAGAGAAGAGTTAGAGCGTAAAAAACGTGAAGAAGAAAACGAAAGATTCCGTAAAGAAATGATGGAACTTGATGATGAAGATGATGTGAGTGGTTTTTAAAATAGTCAAAAAGGACAATCATAATTGGTTGTCCTTTTTGTATGCAATAAATTAAAGGATTTGGGATAAATGAATATACATGATGCACTAAAAAGTGTTGCTTGGGATAGAGCGGAATACTTTAAATATAAATTTCCTGCTGTACGATTTGACCAAACAAAAGAAGAGAAAACAGTAGAAGATTTTCTTAAAGTAGTAGGAAAGAAAACTATGAATCCTTATCTACGTTGGGAGAAGACACAAGAATACAAAGCATTAGTTTCCTTGATGTTACAAGGTAGAAGTGCTGATGATTTACAAGAAATATACAGTGTTGTCACAGAGAATGCTAAGACAGGTGATGACAAAGCAGTTAAGTTGTTTATGCAATTGACTAGAGAGATTGATGTGTATGCAAAATTAGCAATTAAGAGTATGGCATCTGTAATAGAAGAAGAGGTAGAAGATGATTTGATACTGGATTGAGGTGATATTGAATGGCAAGGGTAAGTACAAAGGATAAGTTAAAGTTAATCAATGAAAGTCCAAAGTTGTGGTTACAGAACTTTGTAAAGATACAAGATAATAATGGTGATTCAGTTCCCTTTAAAGTAAATGAACAACAGGAAAGTTTCGTTAATGAAATGACTAAATTCAATATCATCTCAAAGGCAAGGCAAATCGGATTCTCTACATTATCGTTAGGTCTATGTTTATATTACGCTTCCACTAACAGTAGCACTAACTACTTGTTAGTTTCATATAAAGCAGAATCATCTAGTTCTTTGTTCGAGAAGTTGAAAGCAATGTACGATTCACTACCACATGACAAGTATGAGTTCCCCAAAATAAAACGTAGCAATCGTGATGAATTTCTCTTGGACAATGGTTCTAGGATTCAATGTTCTGTGGCAGGACTAAAGGATATTGGTCGAGGTACAACATATCAATATATTTTATTGTCAGAGTTTGCATTCTATAACAACCAAGAAAAGGTATTGTTATCAGCAGAACAGGCATTAGCAAAGAATCAAACAAGCAGAGTAGTAACTGAAACAACTTCTAATGGCTTTAATCATTATCAAGAAGTATTCATGAATGCATATAAGAAGAAGTCAAAGTACAAATCTTTCTTCTTCCCATTTTACTCTAGTGCATACGAGAAACAGTTTAAGCTTGATTATGACCAAACAGAAATATGGTACAAGGAAATGAACAGTAGTAGAAGATTGTCTCCTGCTGACCTCGAACCAGATGAAAAGATTTTACATGATAAAGGTGCTTCATTGAAACAGTTAATGTGGAGAAGATGGAAATTACTTGATATGAGTTTGAATGAGTTCTATCAAGAGTTCCCTAGTAACCCTATGGAATCATTTATCAGTAGTGGTTACAGTGTCTTTGACCAATCAAAAGTATTAGAACGAATCAATGCTGTTGGTGAAGCGATGGATAAAACTGAATTGACACACCTTCCAGAACCTTTGTTGAAGTATATCAACAGAGGTCTTTTTATATACAAATTACCTAAAAGGGGAGAACGCTACTATGGTGGTGCAGATACAGCAAGTGGTAGTGGTGGTGACAGTTCGACAATCACCATCTTAGATTCAGATGGTGAACAAGTAGCGAGTTTCTACCATAACAAAGTACCTGTGTATCTGTTTGCTGAAATCATTGATGAAGTTGGTAGGTTCTACAACTATGCTTTCCTTGTGTGTGAGCGAAACAGTTATGGTTTACCTTTGCTTGAGAGATTAAGAAAAGAATATGACTATTTGAATCTGTATAAGCACAAAGTATTCAATCAACAAACAGGGAGAAAGCAAGTAAAACTAGGATGGCAAACAACAGAAGTAACAAAGAACATTTTAGTATCTGACTTTAAAGAATCATTTGAGGTTGGTAGAGTGCTAATTCACTGTAAAGAAACACTTGCACAGATGCAGATATTCGTTGAGAGCAATGGTAAGACAGGAAATAAGGGTGGTAATGGTAATCATGATGACTTGGTTCTATCATTCGCCTTCGCAGTACAAGCAATCAAAGCAAATAAATGGTATGTATAAGGAGATGTTGTTAAATGGATATTCAAGAATATATCAATCGTACTCACAATGGTGAGAAGTTTTGGTTTAAAGAAGAAGTTGGAATGCCCTTCCATCAACAAAGGGTAAATGAAATATTAAGTAAAAAAGAGTATTTAGCAGGACAGCATAAGATATTAACGAGAGCAACAGAAACTTACAATGGTAAGTTATTTGAGCCACGTAAAATTGTGTTGCAATATTCTAAGACAATTGTAAACTTCCAAACAAGTTACCTTATGAAGAATCCTATCTCTCTTACAGGAGATGAAAATACAGTTGCAGAGTTTAAGAAAGTATATCGTAAAGGTAAGTTTAATAAAACTGATTTTGACATTTTAGATGCTCTAGTTAAGTATGGTAACGCTTATGAGTATATTTATGTTCAAGATGGAGTTATAAGAAGTAAATTGATTGCTCCAGAGGATTCTTACCCTGTTTATAATTACAAAAATGAACTTATAGCATTCATTGAATACTATATTGCGGATTATTCAGATTATTATTCGGTTTACTATGAAGATAGAGTTGAAACATATACAAATGCTGGAACAGGTGAAGATAATTTCTATTTGTTAGAAGCCAAGAAGAACGTTAGTGGACTACCAATCTGTTACAAGAATCAGAATGAATTAGATACTCGTTTTGGTCGTAGTGACTTAGATGATTTCATTGGTATCTTAGATAATATGGAAGACATTCTGTCTAAGTTTGCTGATAGTTTCTATAAGCATCATAACCCTATTCCAGTAGCAATTGGTCAACAGTTGAAGGGTGATGGCTTACCTAATCAAATAATTGGTGGTGGTCTTGTATTAGATGATGGTGCTGACTTCAAGATGATTAGTAATCAGTTGGACTATCAATCGTTTGAAGCAATCTATAAGACATTGAAGCAAGCATTGTTAGATGTATCATTTACTCCTGCTGTTAGTTTGAATAACACTGACGTTAGTAATCTATCAGAGGTGTCTATGAAATTATTATTCCAACTTGCAGACATTAAAGCAGGTATGAATGAGAAGTTTGTTAGAGAGGGAATGGAGCAAAGGTTTCTAATCATAAGTGAATTGCTTAGTCGTATGGGTATCACTGTTGATGAAGAAGCATTCGATACATTGGATATAATGTTCCAGTATAGCAGACCTACTAACGAGAAGGATATTATTGAGAACCTTAAAGTATTACATGAGATGGGTGCTATTAGTATTAAGAGTATCTTAGAAAATAGTCCGTATACTCAAGATGTTGGACAGGAATTGGAACGGTTGAGAGATAGTGGAGAAAGTCAAGTAAAACAAGAGAGTAACAAGG